ATCATCACGATATATTGAACCTCTTGGGGTGATTGGATTTAAATTAGAATAGTAAGCTGTACCGATTCCACCAATACCTGCTATGTTATTAAACTCACCCAATCCATAAATGGAACCATCGTTATCTTGTATATCTCCACCATAATTTACCACAAATCTTTTATTTCCAGTAATTTGATATCCACGAACCGTAAATGATTGAGGTGTTGAGTTTGGGTCTGCACCAAAACCAACCCCATTATCAAAATCAGAATTATCTATAGGAGCATCAACCGTTCCGTGTCTTCCACCAACCTGAGATTCTATACTTCCAGCACTACCATAATCGGTGTATCTGAAATTTGATAAGTCTGTTATTAAATCTTTTAGTGCCATTTATTATCCAGTTGATATACTGCTGTTTAATCTTCTTGTTTGACCTGCAGTTTTATTTGAGGCGTCTACATTTTCTTTACCTGTGTTGTTGAGTTTATCCAATCTCATGGTGATTTCTTTTGTCTGACTTTTAGACTCTACTACTTGACCATTTCGTACTGTCATCGATGTAACTGTTTGTCTTACTTTACCACCCTTACCAGCATTTGATTCAGGTGTGACTTTTTGTTCACCTTCGGCTGTTCCACCTTCGTCTCCACCACCACCGAAGAAACCACTTACGAATGATTTTGCCTTTTGGAATATCTTATATGCCAAAAAGAAAGGGGCGAAAGCTATATTCAAGTAAGCTTTGACCGCCTTTCCAAAAAACTCGAACATACCCTTTAAACCTCCGATAGCATTGCTAATCAACTTGAATGTACCAATGATTCCAAATAAAGGAAAGAACGCCACCTTAAGTATTGAACCAACCACCTTCATAAGGCCAAATTTCTTGACCAGTAATGCTATTCCCGCTACCAATGCTATAACTCCCAACACGATTAATCCGATTGGGTTAGCGGTTAAAGCGGCGTTAAATAGGAATGTGGCTCCTGCGGCCAGTTTAGTACCAAGAGTAAGAATCCCTAATGCTGCAGTTTTGGCGTAAGTCATAGCAATTGATGCCTTGTCTACCAATATATCCTTAATTTTAACTGCTATATTTTTTGCGTGAAGGGCTAATGTTTGTAATTTTAATGCGTTTCCACCTCGTGCCAAATTCATCCCTAATTTTTGTTGTGTAAATCTGATAGCACTTGTTGCTATCTCTCTTAATTTTAATCCAACACTCTTTAAGGATAATTTATTTGACAACATAGTTTGAACATTAGTTTTTCCTATTTCCATGGCCGAAAGTTTTAACACGAGTCTGTACGACATAAATGCACCTACGGCAAATAAAACTGCATCACCAAGTAATCCTAACGAACCAACCAGTTCCAAAAGTTTACCTATTCCAATTACTATACCACCCAATACTACACCAAGTGCTATAAAAGGACTAAGTATTCCTAAAGCTACTGGTAACATTGGTCTAAAGGATTCAACGACCTTTACAAATAATGTATTTAAAAATTGTAAGGCACCTGCTATTCTATCTTGTCTTTCTCTTTGAACATCAGTCATATTATTAAGTTTTTCTTGATTTGCTACCATCTTGGATAAATCTTGAACACTAACACCGAACGCCTTAGCCATCGCCTGTCTTTGTATTACATTCATCCTCTCGAATTCAGCCTGACTACCAACTTGACTGACAATTTCTTGTTGCATACCAGCTAAATCACCAGATAGTGCTAACTCCCTAGCCTTATCGGTATTTATCATCTTACCAGTTAACATACTGGCTTCCATTTGGTCATTAATTGAAGATTCGAAATCTAATAGTGCGTCTGCAGCTCCTGCAACAGTTGACATATTCACACCAAGTTGTCTCGCTCCTATGGCGGCCTTAAATACATTTTCACCACCATCTTTTGCAAACTCTGCGAACTTATCGGCGTTACTTGCGACATCTTCCAATACCTTGGCTGGTGCTACTCCACCCGCTTGAGCTAATGCTCCTACACTTTCTAACTGAGCTCCTGCAGCTTGAACACTTGAAGCTCCTACGGCCATCATCTGTGATACTAAAGTACCAGCACTCTCACCACTTAGACCGAGAGTCGCATTTAGTTGTGCCATGGTGGTCAAATTCTCTCTCGTGACTTGACTTACACCACCCATGTTATCCATGATACCTTGAGCTCCTGCCTTTACATCTTCGGCACTTACACCCATCAATTTAAATTCCATTGTGGTGGTATTCAATACTTTTTGTAACGACATTGCTTCTCCAACGGTCAAACCAAACTCTTTACGAGTTTCCATTGTACCTTTAAAGAATACTTGTGCCAATTTACCTGCTATCGCCAATATTGCTACGATTGGTAATAAACTTCCCATTATACCACCAAACATTCCAAAAGCTCTACTTACAACCTCACGAACTTGACCAAAACCCTCAACAAGTTTTTTAATAGACTTTTCACCTTCATTAATAATAGTATCGAAAGCATTACTAAAAGCTGCATCCATATCTTCTGCACTTTTTGCAGGATCCATTATTGAATCACCAAAATCTCTTAAAGCGTCATCTGTAGCCTTTTTAAACTTTGCCGTTTGTCCCTCTATGTCAACAAGTGCTGAAGCAACACCACCAAATGGTAATGCTTTCAACAATCCATTCAACTTTTCAAACGGTGATGTAATAAAATCACTTCCTTCTTTTACAACATTATTTAACTTATTATAGTATACATTTGCCTCATCTATAGCATCAAGTCCAGCTAATTGGGCTTCTACTTGTTCTTGTAATGCCTTATTAATCTTCATATTACTACCCCAAAAGCCGGCATTTATCTTATCGACTTCTGCAAGTAATTCTAATCTTTTTGCCTCGGTATCTACGGTTGAAAATGATTCTGAACCTATATTATCGTATTGTACACCTTGTTGTAATAGTAAATCTCGTACATCTGAAGCATGGTCTGCTAAATCTTGGTATTTTTCTGCTGTTTTGCCTGATTTTCTAGCTGCTAATTCTGATAGTTCCAAAATAACATTATCTTGAGCAATAAGAGAATTTTTCCCTTCTCTTTGGGTTTGTAATTGTCTTTGAACAGCCTGTGATAAACCATTTGTAGAACTTTGCATCTCTCGTGTCTTTTCAATCATTTTTTCGGCTGCTTCTGGCATGTCCTGTAGATTCTGACGAACTTCTGCCATCCTTCTTTGATAACTCTTTGAGAGATTTTCGGCCTCTTTTAGTGCAAAACCTTGATTTTCTATTGCTCCTGCAGTTTTATCGGCATAACCAACTTGTGCCTTGTAGGCGTTGGGTAGTTTCCATGCTTTCTTATAAACCCTACCAACAGATGCCTCGACACCTTTACTACCATCCTTAATTTTATCTATTTGTCCTTCCACTTCCCCAAATGAATCAACAATACTTTGAGCCTCAGAAGACATATCCTTAAATAATTTGACATTACTTCTCATGACCTTTTCAACATCTTTCATACTTTTTTGAAATGCTGATGCAATACTTGCACCCTCTTTCATCGACTTATTTATCTTTTCAGTAAGTTTTGAGGTTTTATCTAATTCCGAATTGAATTTCTTTTGGTCTTGTTCTGCCATATTGGATTATATTTATCGTTTAGGTCTTAGTTTTTCGAGTTCTGATTGATTCGACTGACTTGCCTTTTCAAGTTTGTTATTAAATTTTACAAAAGCATCATGCATATCCTTTCCTGCCTTTTTAAGTTCAGGTGCATCTTTAAGTGCATTTAAAACGGTTTTAGTTCTACCGTGTAGAATATGAGTCAAGACTTTTGCAAGTATAGAATCTTTTGTTTTTTTCTTTTCGTTAAGATTGGATGAGGCCATTGTCATCTCCCTTGTATAATTGATTTTAGTATCGATTTGATTAGTTGGTATAACTCAATAATAAATATCAGATTATGGAAAAATTAACGGCCTCTTGAGATACCTGGTCGAGAAATACCAGCTGATTGTTTCTTGTTTGCCTTATCGTACTCCTTCTTCTCGTCATCATAGAATTGTTGTGCCTTCTTAATGTAAAAACGGCGCAGATATGTTGGCATATTGTATACTTCTGTAAAATGAAATCCTCCCTTTCCGTGAAAACAGAGTGAGAAGATTTGGTCGTGTATAGCGGGCTTATCTTCTGCCCGCAGGCCAAAAAAACTCGACATTGAGTGGGATATCCATTTCGGTTTCTTCACCTGTTGCTTCACTTACAAAATTGAAAGTCAAGTCAACATCAGGTGTTATCTTCCTTAGATATTCTCTTATTGACAATGAGTCTCTTGAAAGTAGTTCATAATCCACGAATTCATTGATTCGTTTTGGAGTTTGGTCACCATCAACTGACAAGATTGCCTTTTTCAACCTTGTTGTGATTTCACTCGTCACTCCACTTGCTTTCTGAAACTTTTTTAATGCCTTTAACTCTACTTCTATGTCTTTTTCATCTTTATGAGTTAATAGTTTGAAAGTTATTTTAACTTTTGATGCAGGTAAATCCATTTCAAATTCGTTTTGACCTTTTTTAAATAACTTTTCATCAAGTTCTTTGTCCTTGATTTGGGTTAGGTCAAAAATTTCTTCTTGTTTATCACCTGTATTTGGGTCTTCCATAGTAACGGAATAATCCTTACCATATCCGAGTATTCTTGTAGCAATCATTATTGCATTTTTATCGCCCAATAGTAAATCATCAAGTTTTACTTTATCATCGATAATAACACTTTCCATCAACTTATCCAAAACTACTCCTTTTTGAATAAGGTTACGAGAAGTTAAAATGTCTTCTTCTTTAGCTGTCATGTATTTTATTTCAATTTGACCATTAGAACAAGGATGTTCTTTTGGATACAACAAGCCTTTAGAAGGCAAATCAACGACTTCTGATGGAAACTTGCGTTTCTCTTCAGCCATTATTATTTCTCCTAATTAAACTGATTAGTTTGTTTGTGATTAAAACCTCACTTTTTTATAACAAGTTGCCAGACCTATTATAGTTTTTTTACTCCTATACTAAGATTAGAATTGTAATATTGCGTAATCGAATCTAAGAGTCAATGTGATATCGACTGGGTCTGTTGCGTTTGCCCAATCCAAATCACCAAATGTTGCGTTGGTAATGTATGTTCCTTTGAGTGTCCATTCCTCAACTTTGTCACCCACAGGTCCCAATACATTAAAGGTTACATCTTTCTTATAAAAATCTGAATACCCATCTCTACCAGTAACGGATTCGTGAGATAATCTCACCCATTCCATTACGGCTTGAGCTCCACTTGGAACTACTGGGTCGTAAAGTGTTATTTCTAATTCTTCCCATGCTCCCTTACCTTTTATGTATCTCTTCACATTAATGTGGTCGAGTTCGATGGTCTCGAAAGCTATGGTTGGTCTGTTAGCCGTCTTAATCAAATAAGAGGGGATACCCTCGATGTACATGATGTATCTGTTCTTCGTTTTTGGTTCAAACGGTGTGAACATTATTTCTGACGGATCTAATAAGTCTGGCATTTCATTTCTCCTAAATTAAGAATGTCTCTATTCTTATATAAATATCATAATTTCAAAAAAACATCAAAATGGTGTTTTAGAAGTTTTTTAGAAGTTTTTGTTTTTTCTCTCCATAATAAATATTTTAAGGCAATAAAAAACCCCACAATAAAGTGAGGTTTTTTATATATGTACTCCCTATTATTAACTTGGGAATGCTGCTCCAGTCGGTAAGACAACGAAGTCCAACACGATAAACTCAGCGGTTCTCGTAGGTTGAATAAAGATTTGACCAACCAACTGATTTCTGTCTATGACATCAGGTGTGTTGTTGGTGTCATCCATAACAACTCTAAACGCGGATAAACCACTATTAGCTTGTACTGACTCCAAGAAAGGATTCACAATATTTAGGAATCTGTTTCTTGTAGCAGATGTGTTTTGTTCGAATACCAAGAATCTTGAAGAAGATGCAATAAATTTCTTCAATCTAATTAGTAGTCTTCTTACATTGACTCGGTCAAGTGCTGAAGGACGACCTTGTAAGGTTTTTTGTCCCCATACACATACACCTTGTCCAGGAAAGGATGCGATTGGATTAACTCTTGCTTCATACAGAGTATCTCTTTCTGCGTGTGTTAAACGAGTCTGAGCTTCTGTTACAGTTGTTAAACCACCACGATTCAATCCAGCAGGTGCGAACCATTCATGAGCTACCCTATCGGTAAATGCGATAGTTCCAGCTAATACTACTGATGGGGGAACCCATACAGGTAGGTTAGTGTTTCTATCTCTTATCTTTACCCAAGGATAATAGGTTGCTGCGTAATTTGTATCGAGTGCTTCGATAGCTGCAGTTGCGTCACTTATACTTGCTCCATACTTAACACTATCCAAGATATAGAATGTATCACCTCTTTCCTCAGCTTTTGTTATCGAATGATTAGTAATACTTGAGTGTAGATTATGAATCACACCAGGTGTTACCAACATATTGATATCAAATTCATCAGGATTACCTATAGCGTTTATAGCTTTCTTATATGCGGTATATCCTGCTGCGGATGTAGATGAAATATCAAATCCTTGTGTATTAGTTGAAGTAATATTATCTGCTGTCAAGTGTGGGTTAGCTGGATTGTCTCCATCATATCCACCTTGAAATGGAACAACAAATCTTCTTTGGTCAATATGTGAATTATCCAAAGTGATTGCTTCTGTTGCGTCAGCAAATGTTTCAGTTGAAGGTTTAATACTATTTGTACCATTGAAGTCTTCAAGACTCATTGTTACATGACCACCACTACCAGCTGAATTAGGTAAAGGTGATAAGTATTCATTAGCGTCAGCATTTGCGTAATCATGTCCATAAAGAACATTTACATCAGGTGCTCCATTTGTATTCAACTGATTACTCTTGAACTGCCAAACAGGAATTAAACTTCCACCTGCAGATGGATTAGTTATTGCTGCGTGTCCCATCGGTACTAATACCTTTGGAATAGCTCCATTAGCAATTTCAGTAAAATCACTTACATAGATATGTTTGGAACGATTATCCCAATCACCATTGTAAGTTAATTTACCATCAGCGTCAATTGTGACATATCTATCACCAATCCTTCTTGCAAAGTAATTTGTACTTTCAGGATCGAAGTTTAGATTATCAAATTGTTCCAATACATTATCAGTAGTCAAACCTTTGTCATTTAAACCAGTCTGTCTAACTTGTACTGAAAATGAACCATAATCACTACCTGCTATTGAACCAGCTTTCTTGACTGCCACTATGACAATTTTTAATTTATTATTGACATCACTTCCGTGTGAACGAGTGTTTACTTTGAATAAGTTATATCTAGCTCCACCTATAACTTGTGATTGTACAGATGGTGTAGATGCGTTATTAAAAGTTGCACTTGTGAAGTCAACACTACTATGTGTTCCAGTTGCTACTGACGCGGTTGTTGCTGCTAAAGTTGTGTAATTGTACAAAGTTCTTAAATTACTAACATTATGTTTAAATGATTTGTACAAGTAAACACCTACAGTATTTAATCCTGACTTCTGAACTTGTGGGTCTTTCGAAAACACATTTTCGTAGAAGTTAGCACTTGAGGTGTTAAACGATAACGGATAATCCCTACCTGTCAAGTCACTACCACTAACATTCAATGTGAAACTTTCATAGTCACCACCATTTAATGTTGGGTTACTTGTTACGGTACAATTATCTAATCTTACAGTTCCATTAGTACCACCACGAGATGGTGCCAATACGAAACCAACCGAACCACTAGCAGCTGCCTGTTCAGAACCACTCTGAACACTACCAGTAATATTTACTTGAACAAAGTCGGCTGAGTAACCACCCGTATTAAGAACACGGACAATCGTTACTTGTCCAGCACTTCTTAAATATTGTTCAACGGCGTAAGGTGTATAAAAATCTTTGGTCGTGGAACCAAACATCTCTTCAAACTCAGAAAAACTTGAAATCATCGTTGGAACAAAAGCAGGTCCTTTGATAGTAGGTCCTACAATTGCTGCTCCGATTTCTGCTATTCCTTGAGGAAGAAATGAAAGGTCACGCTCACGAGTAAACACACCCGGCGAAACGATTCTTTCTGCCATTATTTATCTCCCAATTTATTGTTATTTCATGAAATAAAACATAATTGTTTTGGTCTAACGAGACCAAAATGTTTAAATATAAATATAGCACAAAAATCCCAAACGATTGCTTCGTAGGGATTTAAATGACTACTGTTCAGTTGTTTCTTGAGCCGTTGGTGTGAATACACCCGTATTTGGGTCTAATTGACCTGGCCCATACTTTTCATTTAAGTCTGCAACTAATTTTTGTTCATTCTGTTGAAGTTCTTTATATTCTGTTTCTAAACGAATCTCGGTCTCGTCTAAGGCCTCAACTTGTTGTTGTAAAAGAATTTTTTGAACTTTTAATTGACCAAATTGTGTTTGCTTTGTTGTGTAACCTGTATTCAAATCACCCAAAGATTTTAATTCATCTTCGGTAAATTTAATTTCAGAAGTCTTTTCTTCAACTTTTTTTGCTAGTTTAGACTCTTCTGTAACTGCCATAACTTATATCTCCTATATTATGAGTTTTAAATAAATATATATTAGAAATCCCAAAAACTAAACTTTTTTCTTTAATTCTTCGACTTCACTTCGTAATTCTTTTACACTTTGTATTAATAGTGGTACTAATCGTTTATAATCAACACCTAAATAACCATTTTTTCTTTCTGCAACTACTTCAGGATGTATTTTTTGTATTTCTTGGGCTAAAACACCAACATCATGTCCTCGTTGTTGTGCCCAACCAGGTGATTTATCATTCCAATCAAATTCATACCCATTTATTCCATCTATCTTGTCTAATGCTCCTTCAATCACCTTGACATTATCTTTTAATCTGTTATCTGATGCATTATATGCTATAATATCACCATCTGCTACTATATCACCACTTGCAGATATTGCACCTTCGTTACCACCAGCTGAACCACTCACATAAAGACTACCAGTTATAGTTGTTCCAGCAGATGTTCTTACCTCACCAGTTACTGCTATACCAGCGTTGGTGGTTTCAAATTTCTTAGTATTGTTGTAATGTAAGTCAACAGAATTAGCACCATTGAAAACTGCCATTGTTTTGGAACCTGCGGCGTTTTGTAGTGTTTGTGTTCCTGACCTATAAAATATTGTACCAGTTCCGTCATCTTGAATGTAACTATTCGAACCATCGTGATAAATTTTTAAATCTTGAGCGTCACCAATACCTAACCCTTGTGCACCATCACCAACTCTTACGGTTCCAAATGAACCAGTTGTATCGTGAGAACCACTTATATTTCCACCAAAGGCACCTAAATCATTTTTAAGTATATTACCTTGATTACCCATACCACTATGAGCGGTACATTTATAAAATAGTCGATTAGCAGTTGCTTTAGTTACTTGTATTTGAGTATAAGCTCCACTTGTACCAGGTATTCCACTCGTGGTGACACCAGTTGTATATGAAGAACCATCTTCCTCTAAACTAAATGCGAATGGATGTGTATCATTAGAACTATCTGATTGGTCGAAACGATAAATTTTTCCTTCACTAACGACTAAATTAGGAGTTGTGGCTCCTTCAAAAGCGTAATGATTACCACCATCATCAACTACCGTAACTTCTATTACTTCAATTATGTTTCCTACAACATGAGTACTTGAGGTAACTGCTCCAAACAATGGTTTATCTGTTGTACTTACGCCTTGGTCTAAATTTGTAATATTATCGGCTACGGTTTGGTCAATCTCTGTTCCACCAATAGATATTGTGTCTGCTGTAACCTCTAATCTACCAAATGAACCAGTCGATACAGCAGAACCTGAAATCTTATTATCACCAATAAGGATATCAGAAGTTGGTTCCAATGAAATATTTGCTGACGATATTATCTTTAAATCAGTAGATACATCAATGTAATTATTAGCTCCATCTATCTCTAATCTATCTACTCTTGTATTACCACCAGTCAGTACAAGTAAATTATTTGTTTGTGTTGCGGTAAAGTCTCCACCATCAAAGTTTATAACACCACCTTCACCTAAAAATAAATCACTAAATTGTCTTGTTTCTGTTCCGAGAGAAGAGCCATCGTTTGCAACAGGAACTATGTTCCCACTGGCAGAAATATGTTTAAATTCTGCGGTACTACCCGAAACTATTACTTTTTTCCAACTTGCCACTAGCCTATCTCCTTAAATATAATTATGAGTAAATCCAAATAGTACCATCACTATTTATGGCTATTTCCCCAACACCATATTCCTTGTCACCTTCCACTGGTATATCATCATCACCGAGTGACTTTACTGTTACAACATGCTCTAAAGGTGTTACTGCAGTCGCTATAGAACTAATACCTTTAGCTACTGACCATCTTTGGTCATTTTTATCGTGGTATATTGCAGAACCACTATCTACAGATGACCCACTTTGTATAATTAGTCCACTATCTACATTTGTACTAGCAGAACCAGTTGCCGTAAATATAAATTGGTCACCAACTGCTAAATTTGTTGTAGAAAGTGTTGTTGTGTCTCCATTTACTACTAAATTACCATCTATTGTTGCATTTGTTGATACGGTAAGTGCACCAGTAACATCCACTCCTCCCGCATCTACTCTCATTTTTTCTGTATTATCAATATCGAATAAAATTGTATCATCAGTTCCAAAATCAATCGTATTGTTTTGTGAATTACCACCTATTATAAGTGAATTGTTTTTAACAGATGTAATTGTGGTCTGTGCTACCTCAACTGCAAATGTTCTATCAGAAGTTAAATCTCCACCACCACTTAAACCATCACCTGCAGTTAAATTTCTAGCTTGTAAAGTGTCGACATTACTTTCTTCTGTAGTTAATCTCGTTGATATAGAAGCACTTGGTGCTGTAAACGAACCACTTATATTTGTTCCAAATGTAGAATCTGAAAAATCTATTCCTAAGTTTTCAGAACCTTCATCCTTTAAACCTGTTCCAGCAAAATCACTAACATCAACATCTACGGTAACACTACCACCAAGAGTAACACTACCACCTGTTTTCAAACCATCACCAGCAGTAATGGTTACGGCATCCTCTGCTAATTTTGCTATTGGTATCTCATCATTGTCTATTTCGGCAACCACGACAGCTGCAAATCCATCAGATATGGAAGATGCGTTAAGTTGACCACCAATTTCAAGATTCCCTGCTATAGCTGCTGAACTTGCTGTAATCCCACCACTTGCAGTAACACTACCAGTTATCTGTAAATCACTTGTGGTATTGAAATGAGAACCAGTTTGTACAAATATACCAGCGGCAACTCCACTTAAATTTGAACCATCACCTACAAATGAACCAGTAAATGAGCCAGTAATATGAGAACCACCAATTGTGGAGGCATTTGTTAAATATTGAAAAGAACCAGAACCCCACCTTTTTGATGTAGTTCCTATACCACCTTCAAGGTTGGCTCTTGGTACTATATTCTTTGTTGCCATTTAGATTCTCCTAATCTTAAATAAATATTTATTTTTTAAGTTCTCGGTATAATATCGTCATTATCATCATATTCATAAAAAACACTAATCCCTTCACTTGTATCAGATGGTTGTATATCACCATTTCCATCCTCATCGAATACATTTGTTAAATCTGCTCCTACTATTGTGGCGGTAACATCATCTCCATTTGTTGCAGCGGTAACACCACTTCCTACAAAATTAATACTTGATACTGCAGTTGTCAAGTTACTACCCTCATCCTTTATTGTTATGGGAGAGGTGACCCCACTCAATCCACTACCATCTCCTATAAAGGAACCACTAAAAAGTGAACCACTTATGACGGTTGTACCTGTCATGTCGACAATAGAAGACGATACTGTAAGTGAACCTGTTATCTCTAAATCATTAGTGGTGTTGAATGATGAACCTGTTACCACGAATATTCCTGCAGTTTCGGCACCTGCTGAAGCACTTGGGAAGAAAAAAGGACTCCAACTTACAGATGCTCCACTTTTGGTTGCCCGTATTAGTCTATCTTCTGACTGAATGTATATAATCTGTCCGTCTTCAACCCTCTGTACGGTTATACTACCCGTATCTGAACCACTAGCTACAGTTCTAAAGGCACCAGCAACTAATTTCACATCAGTCAATTTGATGTTTCCTAAGACTCCTAAATTTTCACCAAAACTTAATGCCATTTATCTCTCCTATACCTCACTCGATGGTGCTGACCCACTCGAACTTAATAAATGATAGAATTGTGTTGGGTTTGTACTCGCGTCAAGAGCGAATATCATTCCCCAACTATCGTTACCAAATACCTTGACTCCAGCATCGGTTCCGAAGTAATGTAAACCAGCAGTTACGGCTTGGTCACTTGATGCATTATCATTAAATACTGTAAATTCTTTTACCGTACTACCACCTAATCCAGCTCTTAAACTTGCAGGTTTTTGAAATACTTGAGATGATGATGGATACAATAGTATAAATTGATGTCCATTATCACTATTACCACTTAAATTAATATTACCAAATTGTCTTACAGTAGAATGACCACTTCCTGAACTTGCTAAATGATTCACACTTTGTGATGCTACCAATATCATTTGTTTACCATCTGCCTGTGTGATTGTAGTATCACCAATTTTTCCAATTTTCAAATGACCCATAAATGAACCACTTGTGATTCCAGCATCATCTCCACCACTATCACCGAGTTGGGTTATCGCAGTCGATTCACTACCATCCAATACCAATACATTTGTATTTTTATAAAAATAAATCATAGGTGTTACGGTTATACTCAACGAACTTGTTGCGGCGTTAAATCCGTGTTCGTCATTTATATGTGCACTAAAGGAATAACTACTTGCTGATAAGTCTGTATTTGTTCTTATCAAAACAGAATTACCAACACGATGTGAACTGAATAAATCACCATGTGTACCAGTTAATGAAAAAGTATCAAACTGCATATCATCACTTTCAGTATCACTAAAACTAGCACTTGTTACAAATGAACCACTAATTGCATTTTCAGCTGCCAAAGTAACACTACTTGGTGTAAATGATATACTTGGTGCGTTATTCGTCACGACATTAATTGTAATACTTCCACTACCGATATTGTCATATTGGTCTCTGTATGTAATTGTGGAACCTAATGTATCACCACTCTTACTAACACTTCCACTTAGGTTAAATCCTAATGATAAAGCTCCAGTTGAACTAACATTAATATCTGAATTTGAGGATGTGAATGAGGCTACTGCTGCAGAATTTAGTTGTGGTGAATATGTCACACCAACATCTGCTTGAGTACCAGTTAAACCATTTGCATTTGTTCTAATTAATGCACCATTTGTAGCACTTTCTATTATTCTAAATGTTCCGTTTGTGGTTAATGTACCAATCGGTGCCATTGCTATTGTTATATCGTGTTTTGTAGTTCCTGTTCTGAACCCATGTTCGTCTTTGATTGAGGCTGTCATTTCATAGTCTGTTGAACCACTCAAGTTTGTGGTCGCCCTAACTAAATAGGTATCACCATCTTTTAAAGTATTTAATTGACCACTTGGGTCTGTGAATGTAAATGTATCATGGTTTAATGTATCACTTTCCGTATCACTAAATGATATAGTGGTTAATGTATTACTTGGTCTTGCTCCATTTGTATTTAAATTAGCACTTGTATTACTGAATGAAGGTGTTGGTGCGTTATTAATACTCATACTAACATTTATATTTGTAGTATTGGTTGTTCCAAAAGCATTTGTTACGGTCACACTACCCGATAGTACATTTCCAACATTGGAATTGTAGCTTGAACTACTTACATCGAATGCTACGGACAAATTACCTGTTGAACTAATACCTAAAGAACCACTATCTTTTGTTTTGGATGGAAGTGAACCACTTGGAGTTATATTAAATAATACGGTTTGATTTGAACCTATATCTGCTACAGTTCCTGTTCTACCATTTGAATTGACACGAATACTTGAACCACTCTGTGCACTTTCAATTATATGAAAACTATTACCACTCACATTAGTTGTTATACTTGGTGTTACATCATCAGTTATATTTACCGTAAGTACACCACTTGAACTTGCGTCATTAAAATTATCTTTATATGTTGCTTGATATTGGTAACTATCAAAAGAATCCGAATTTAAAAATTGACCTGCCTTTAATTGTAATACTCCAGCACTTGTAATTTGAAATGGACTATTACTTGGGTCATTTTGACCTGTATTTGAACCACCACTACCACTTGCTAATGTAAGTGCTGTAAAAGTTACCGTATCACCCTCATTATCATTTGTGGTTACGGTTCCGACCGTTGTTACGGAATTAGTATTTGAACCCAAACCAATATCAGGAAAACTACCACTTCTTTCATTCATTGAAAAAACTTGACTTGCCATTGTTGGTGCTTGGTTATTAGTCACATTAACTAATATTGGTAGAGTTGTAATAAATGCACTTGAACTTTGTGTACTACCGAAATGTTGGTCTGATGCACTTATGGCTAAATTATATGAACTTATTGATTCAAAATCAAAACTACCTGTGTTGGTTTTTAATAATAATTGTTTTCCACCTGATATGTCGGTAAAACTTGAACTAAAGTGATTGTTTGCACTTTGACTCATCGGTGACAATGTGATTGAATCCGATTCATCATCTGTCACAAACATTGTCAATACGGTTGTTCCAGCACTTGTATTTTCATTTACACTACCAGTATTAGCAGTAATTACTGTACCACCAACACTTGAAGTTCTAAATTTTGGTGCTGTATTTGGTATTACTCGTATAAAAATTGTTGCCTGAGAAGTTGTGATATTATCACTTACTTGAACTAAAAATGGATGAGCTTGTGCAGAATCACTTGGTCTTTCCGTAGTATTCATACTAGCAGTTGACATTGTATTTAAAGATATTACCCCACTACCACTATGAATCTTAAAAAAGTTATCACTATATCCACTCTGTGCGGCAAAAGATATTTCACTTGCAAGTGCTTCCGAATCTGTTGCTGTTATCGTACCAACGGATGAACCACTAACTTCGAACTCATTGAGGTCGAACTCACTACCTGAAATACTTGGTGGAGTATTTGGATAAAATACGGCATTTAGAAAATCAACTACACTTCCACTTGTACCAGGATTGAAATTATTATCGAATAAATCTCCTAAGTCGGTATTTAAAACCCTTCGGTTCCCATCATATGATACTTGCTCACTACCACTTACGATACCAACCCTTAAATTTTGTATAGACTCAGAAGTAACTGATGTAATACCAGTTATTTCACTACCATCACCAATTAGTTTTCCAAATGAACCCGTAGAATATTGTGACCCACTTATTGTACCATTACCAAGTAAAATTGAACCTGTAAATTGGTGTGTATCATCAGTTGAGTCACCGAATATTGTTGAACCACTCCGTTGTAATGTGGTTAATTGTGTTACTGATGAAGATACTATATATTGTTGTGCTGTTATATTTCCTGCAACTATCAGTTCACCAAACGAACCAGTTGAAATCGCTGAACCACTTATGTTTCCACTAGCGGTTACATGACCTGTTACATTAATACCACCTACTTCTGTTGTTAGTTTTTCACTACCTGCATAATATAGTTCAACTTTGAATGTTTCAGAGTTAGTTTTTAGAAGAACATCATTATTTTCATCCATGGCCTTGAAATTAATTTTATTCGAACCTGGATTAATTGTAGCAGTAAAAGGTGCACTATCATCATCATGTATTCCTATGAAAGTCATTCCACCAGCATCAAATCTTATCCTATTATCAGTAAATCTGATTGATGTATTTACATCACCTTTATGTTTGATGTATTCTGTAACAAGTAAATCCCCATCTACTGTTGCATCACTACTTACATTTAAGGAACCAGTAATCTGTGTACTACCCGAAACTTTTATATTACCATCTGCACCATCTTCGAGTCTTAATTTTTCATGAGGATTACCACCATCAAATGTTTGAAAAGATAAATCATTGGTATCGGCAACATATTCGATTGATGAACCAACCGTTCCACCTGAACCTTGAAAATCAATAGCACTTTTTTGATTATTGTTGGTTCTCTGTAAGGTGATTACTGGTGTATCAGATTTTATGTGTAATTCTGTATCAGGTGATGATGGTGCTGTATCTCCCATTCCGACTCTATTATTACCATCATTTACTACAATAGTACTACCGATATCCAATCTGTTAGTAGCTGCTCCTACAACAATATCTTTAGTTGTTATTGTATTTGCTGCATAAATATCAGAACCACTTATGACTCCACTTGCACTTATCTGTCCTACAACTGATAAAGAACCCGTGACTCCTGAACTACCTGAGACTTGTAAGGAACCCGATAGGATATTGTCTAATTGTTTTAAACCTATCTTAGCCATTTACTCTCTCTATCATCTTTTCGTTCTTCCCACCAATTAGTAATTGACTTTGAAATCTTTTTCTTATGTTGAATAGTCTTAGGTTGTTTCATTTTTTCAATAGTTTCCAATGTAACTTTTCTATCGGTTTGTGCACACGACTTACAAACAGAATTATTACCAACCGCCCTATCGAAACTATCCTTTCTTGTGTAGGTTAACATCTTTCCACAGTCAGGACAAGGCCTATTTTTTCGGTTGTTCCAATGGCGTTTTCTCATAGTAATAAATATTTGTAGATGGTAAAACCAATGTGGAAGTAGGGATTTATTTTAAGTTTATGAAAAGTAATTCACCAAGTTTTTCACCAAACTCGGTATCACTTGGATAGTGTGCTCTTGCCATTAATCTTGAATTACTTATCATTTTTCCAATCTCCATAAACTTTTTTTTGTGATGTGGATATTTTTTCCCAAATACTTTTGCAAGAAAAATACCTTGTGTGGAATGACCACTTGGGTATGATGGTGTTTTTGCACTATCTAAATTATGTATTTTGAAATCAGGTATGTTATAAAATTCACCTAATTGAAATGGTCTTGGTCTGTTGTATTTATACTTTAGTTTATATATTATTTTACCACTATCCTTGATTAACTCGTTAATATATTCTTTTGGATATTCTAATTTACTTTCATCACAATACTTTTTAAATACTTTTTTTATATCATCACCTTTCATAACAACACTATTTGATATTTTACCATTATTGTAGTCCAACAACCAATGTAATTCTCTTAAGGTTTCTTTACTACTATTATCTGGTGGTGGATTGTGAGGAACTGTAGGCTCACTAATATGAACAAGTTCTCTTTTCATTTTTTTACTATGTTTTTCTTTAATAGTATCAGTAAATACCATCTCATCTAATTTTAATAATTCTTTTAATTTAATCATACTTGACCACCCTTGCATCCATCTTAATATTTGGATATTTTTGTTTTAATTTTTTTACAGCATTTACATTTTTTGGTGAATCATCTAAAAATAATATATCATTGTATCCTTTTTCTATCTGACTCTTTACCCAGTTTGATTTTTTTTGTGGGTTGGCATCTCCTAATGCAACAACATAAACATCATCAAATCCGACATCCTTTAAGAATTGTCTTACAGGTTTATAAGCTGCTCGTGCCGTTAATATTGTCAATCTTCTACTACCACTTGCTTTATAAATGTTTTTAAATACTCTAAACATAGCCTTTATTTTTTTTGGTTCAATCACTTTATCAAACTCAGAAAAGTCAAACTCATCGCCAGGTTTTTTCTTGTAAATGGCAAACTCACCTGGTGTCATTTCTTTTCTTTTTCCTTTTCGGATAAGAAATACCTTAGAGTTAGACTTTACTAATGTATCGTCAAAATCAAACACCCTAAGTTTTTTTTCCGTTAGTAAATCCACTAACTTAAGCATTAAACTTTCCTTGTGCTATTATCTCATCATCACTTTCTAAAAAGTATCCAATACTATCGGTATCGACTTTGAGTAAAAATGTTGAACCATTTGATTGTTCAATTGTTAATGCATCATGTTCCATATATTGACCATTTAGAAAAAATACAAAATCATCTTCATTGGTTGCTGACAGTCCACTTGGAGCTGATGCGGTTACTGCTGAAAAACTAGCAGTCGAGTTATTAAGTATACTTGAAGCCTTTTTAACAAAAGTCTTTCTGATGTAGGTATCAAATGTTGATACACTTGACCCTATAGCAGAACCATTTACTTCCAATGAACCATTTACACTAACCGAACCAGTAAATTGATGAGTATCGGATACCGAATCACCAAATATGGTTGAACCACTACTGAATGATTGAGTCATATGAGTTACTGAAGAACTCACTATATAATTTTTTGCTATTACATTACCAACTGCTATAATGTCACCCTCAGATGTAATGTTACCAGTTGTGGTTATGTTTGCAAAAGTAGGACTAAAACTTTCATCAAGACTGAAAGTTTGTATCAATTCATTTGCCCCATCAAACCCTATACCAGTATTTGTTATGGTAATTCCATCACCTTCATTTACAATATGTTTGTTGGCAAGATTACTTGCTCCACTACCTTGTCGTTGAGTAGTCAATGTGACATTTGTCCCATCATCGGGTGTCTGAACAATACTTGCCACACTTAAATCAGTTTCTGCTCCAATAATTAACTTTTTAGGAGTTAGGTATTTTTGCATCGTATGAGGACCTTGAAGTTCATTAAATGCATCAGGTATCAAGTATCCTTTTAAACTAACACTAAATTCTGTTTTTACGATTCTGTCTCTGTCGGCTAATTCAGTACTATCGGTATAACTTTCAATATTGGTTTTAAACCTCATCTTACCTGGTTCACCCCAATAACTTCCAGCAGACCAATTGATTCTCTCAACCAACCTATTCATTTGTTCTATGTAATGTGTGAATATTATAAAATCATAATTCAAGACCATGTAATCAGGTACAGCTACATTGTAGTATTCCCTTTGAGGAATTATTCCTTGTTGAACTGAGAAATTATCGTATCTGTTGTTATCAGTAAATTTTCTTTCAAATGTGTAAAATAATTTTGGGTCTAATGGGTCAATTTTATCAACTGCTATCGTATCATCTTTTTCCATACCAGTTCTTCTGAATGCTATAACAGGTAAGATAAGTTGTCGTTTGGAATCTCTCATAAATCCTGTTTTTTGTATTGAATGCCACCTTTCTGGTGATGCATACATAGTAGGAACCTTTACGGTTTCACCATTTTCAAAAACTGTAGGTTTTATAACATTTTCAAAATAGTACATTATAGCACTATCCATGTCCATTAATGTTACTGATATGTCTTTTGGTTGACCTTCCGTAACTTTATATTGTCTTGCTCTATTTAGTTTACCACGAGTACTTCTTGGTTCAGGTTTCTTTCGTGATGTTATAATTTCAGCCACTAAATACTCCTAATTCTTGTTTGATTTGTAAATGATTGACGAGATAAATGTGCATTTAATGTAACACTCCAATTATTCTCTTGCATTCCACCAATCAATTGATTTTCTAACACCCCATTGACTTCAAAAAATCCATAGTTCCATTCTACAATATCACCAATCTCTGGTGTCAAACTTAAGTCTAAAAGTGTCTGTCTTAGTATATGAAATTGAGAATCTTGTTGTGCATCAGGTCCAAATTCATCGGTATTGTAATCAAAATCACTTGCTTCAACAATACAGGCCAATTGTACTCCTTGTTTGAAGTTTTTACCACCTACGGCCTCTCCATACATATTTGTTGAGGTATCATAGGCAGAAATCTTATAAATAACAATTTTTTGATTGATTATTCCTTCGTTTTCAGTGCGAAGGTCACCAACCAACTCCTTGTTGATTCTCTCTAAGAAATTTCTATCTCTTTGGGGTAAAAAACGACCAGCCATTTATTTATCCTACGAATATTGGTAAGGGGACTTTTTGTAATTTTTCTTGAAGTCGTGTAGATTCTTCACTATCGGCTTCCATCATGTTTTTACGACTTGCGGCTTCTAAATCTTCCCTTAATTGTGAAATTAATTGTTCTTTCTCGGCACTTGCCTCACTTCTCAATGTATCTCCGTCTAAATTGACCTCAGCATTTGGTATTGGAACTGAACCATACTTACTTCTTATGATTCCTAATAATTCTTTTGATAAAGCAAGTCCATATTTCCTAATCCATTGTTTACCAACATCATTTATATTATTATATTCCATATTTTGATAAGGAACATTCGAACTATCCGATACGGTTCCTATTCCCATACCACTTGAATCTTGAAACGGAGTGTCTTTGTCCTCTTTTAAATAATATTGAAACCATAATTTGTAACTATCTGTTGGATTTGGGAAGATTCTTACTTCATTGTTTACTAATTCAAAGGTGTGACCTGATTTTCTAACTTGGTCATTAAATTCTATTGCCTGAATTCTCAATAGGTCTGCGTAAATTGGCATCATCATGAATTGAACAGCTGGAGTCATGTTTCCCCAACCAAATGAGTCTAACATATTGTAACTTCCTGCTCCAGTACCTGCATATGGGTCGAAATATCTTACAACTGCTGGTGAAGCCTCGTAATATACTCTACGAACTTCCATTCTCTTACCACTTTCACTCACCTCAGACCATAAATTTTGTAAATCATAAACTTGTTTACCACTAACCACATCTACAGAACCACTTTTCATCTGAACACTACCACCAACACCTGCTTCCGTACCATATTGTTCAGATAATTGAATAGTACGACCAAAGTTAGATGTAACCCTTTTATGTGTTACATCATTAGATGAACCAGTTGGTTGACCTTGTAGATGGATTAAATTTTCCCTAATATTAAATGAATTTACTTGAGATGAATACTCACTAATCGATTCCTCTAAACATGCATAAAATTGTGAATCCTGCATTTCAATTGCCATGATTGGATAACCCAATCTTTTAGCACACCAACTTGCAAATTTAGGTGCATCCGATTGAAATGTTGTATCATTGTCATAAAGATTGAATGGTGTATTTCCACTTACTGCTGAACCACTTCCTGGCCATATAGCTTCCATAAAATTCTCCTAATTGGATATATTACTTCTAATATAAATATCAAAGATACAAGAAATCTCTAATGGGCACAAAAAAGGGGGAGAAAAAATCTCCCCCTCTAATGTAAGATCAGTTAAATTAAGTTCGTAAACTCAATTAAACCATGTTGATGTCTGCGACAACAACTTTTCCGTAGAATTCAGGTCTTACCATCTTCTTCGCGTATCTTGTCATTACACCCTTACGAGGAGTGAAATTAACAGGATCGTAAACAAGAGGAGTCATGATTAACGGAACATACGGTGCGTATACTGCTCCAGTTTCGAGGAAGTTACTTCCACGGAAACCAAGTAGGATATCATTTTCTAACATATAAGGGTTCTTATAAACCGTATATCTGTTATTCAATGCTCCAACTTTCTGTACACCCATTGCGTATGATGTGTTGGTTGCGTTACCATCAGTATCAGCAGCGTATCCAGGTATGGATTCAATTACAGTTGCAGTTTCAGGTGAAACAACAATGAAATTAGCACCACCTCTTAGAGTCTTCTGATGTATCGCGTTACTTACAGCTTGTAGTTTGTTTCCAAGTGTTTGGAACCAAGTTCCTTTTGTGTAAGCATTTGAATTACCAGAAACTTCAGAGAATAAGGAAGTTACTGAATCATACTCGTATCCAACCTTTGCTGACCAGTACTCAGTCTTAGCGTTAGCTTCAGATTTCAATAGGTCAAGGATTTCCAAATCAATTTCCATTGAGATGTACTCACTTAACATAGAAGTCAATTCAGCTTCTGCGTCAACAGAGTGGTAAGCGTTAAGGTCTTGAGCTAACTCAGGAGTCCATACTGCTTTAAGTTTACGAGTTTTCGCAACAATAGAAATCTGTCTAAGTGCGATATCGATTTCAGGAATATCCACATCATCAGCACTATTTGGTGCAGGTGTTGTAAATGTACTTTGTTCGAAATCACCTCTGACAGCTTCAGTAGGTTGCTTGTGATATTTCACACCAATTCCAGCTGCGTCCATACGACCATCTGTGGCTTTCACATAGAAATACACATTGTCTGCGTCGAAATAAGAGTAAGCAGGATAGTGAGCTGAGATATCAGAACCACTAACTTCGAAAGCTCTAATTCCGTTCAAATCTGCATTAGGTGCAGCTGCTATGAAATTAGACCTTGTGACAGTCAGTTTGATTATCTGGTCTGCTGCTGTAGTAGCAATAGATGCAGATAGGTCTGGTTCGAATTCTACTTCTTTCCAAGAAGCAGATGCTTCTGTGATGTTTGAGTTTACAATAGTGCTAGATACATTATCATTGATAGAGTATCCGAATTTACCAGCACCATATAAACCACCGCTAGCATCACTTGAAGCTGAGGTGTTACCATGTATATGTTCACCTTTATTATGGTTCGCTGTTTGTGCAGTTCCATACTTGAAGTCAAGATAGAAAATTAGACCACTTGGTAGGTTCATAGGTTGAACACTAACAAAGTCTTGAGCTGCTAACTCACCAAAGATTCTACGAACCAATGGTAATGCAACACCACTCCATTCTTCTGAACCACTACCACCAGTTTTTGATGATTCATCAATTAACTGACGGGCTTGGTTTTCAAGAAGTACGGCCATACCGTGTTGCTTGTTATTATCCTCAATACCTTCAAGAAGTCCAGTGGGTTCCCACTTTTCTACTAACTTTTGAGTTTCTGCCAAACGAGAACGAACAGGATCGTAAGAATCCATGAGTTTTTCAATTTTTCCAAATGAACTCATTTTAGTTCTCCAATTTAAGTTGTTTAAGATTGATTAAAGAATCTTGGCAAGTTTCTGAAAGCGTTCTTTTAAATCAAATCCTTCAGAAATTACTTCTTCAGTTTTTGGTTTAGTTGAAGCTACAGGTTTTGAACTTGAACCCTTTGATTCTTTAATTGGTTTACTTGGCTTACTTGCCACTTTGTTACCAAAAGATTCGGCCAAAGTTGAAAATACCAACTTGACTTCTCTTAGGTTTGTTGCTCTGTCGAAAGTCTCCACAACTTTTAACTTCTGTTCATTATTTAAACCGAAATTACGGAATAGTTTGTTAGTAAACAAAAGTTTAGCGTTGAGAAGATTAACTTCATTCAACTTTCCACGCAGGTATTTCACTACATTTCTGTGCTCTTCTAAGTCGGACTTAAGAGTATTGATAGCTTCAGAAGCGTCTTCTTTTTCTTCTTCTTCATCAGCATCTTCTTCTTCTGTAAGTGCTTTCAATACTTCTTCAAGGTCAATGTCTTCAGAAACTTCAACATCTTCTTTCAAATCGTCTACTATTTCTGAATTTTCATCTTCCTTACCGGCAGGTTTATCAGAACCTTCACCTTCAGGACCTTGTCCAATCTTAGTTGAATCACCAGCTTCAGGTTTTAACTTGTTGTCAGCTGCACCGATTTCAGATGAGACATCGTTTTCACTTATTTCATCTTCATCTTCTTTGTCGTCGCCTTCTGCGATTTCATCTTCATCTTCTTCTTCGGTTACAGTTTCACCTTCCAACTCAGCTAACACAGCTTCTAAGTCAAGGTCTTCAGAATATCCTTCGTCCTCGTCTTCTTCTCCGTGTTCACCTTCATGCATTCCTTCATCTTCGTCTTCTTCCTCTTCAGATACTACTGGAGCGTACTTAACACCATCGATTTCGATTACTTTGGATTCATCGTATCCTTCGTCTTCGTCTTCGACTTCATGGTGCATTTCGTCTTCATCTTCGATTTCGTCAGCGATATCAGCTACTTCTTCACCTTCTTCAGGTTCTACAGCAACTTCAGGTGCCTCAGGTGCTTCTGCTTCAGGTGCATCTTCATGCTCACCTTCGTCTGCATCTTCGACTTCGTCAGCTACTTCATCAGCAACTTCATCTTCATCTTCAATTTCAGATTGTATCTTCTGAGATAACATAGATTGAATGCGTGGAGTGAATGCTTCTTCGAGAGCTAATTTAGCGTTAGCAAGTGCCGTTTCACGGACAGCTTTAGCATCAGCTATAGCGTCTTTTAAAAGGTCATCCATTATTGATCTCCTTTGAGATTGTTGAGCATAAACTCAACGGATTTAGTATAGTTATTGGGAACTATAATGTGATTACATTATCATCGGTATGTCATATAGAATTAATGACATATTCTTGTGTATATAAGTATATACAAGTTGAAAAATCGGTTATTTTTGTTTAGAAAATTTATATTTTTCCTTTAGTGATTGTGTAGGTGGTTCTCCACACCAATCAGGATTTCTTTCCCTTTGTCTTATCCAATTTCTAACTTTGGCTAGTTTTCTTTTTTCTCTATTTTTAACCGATGGTTTTGTGTAGAATTCTCTTTCTCTTAATTCTAACATCAAACCACTATCTTTTACTTTACGCTTTAATATTCGTAGTGCGTGTTCTACATTGTTCTTACGAACTTTTACTTCTAACATAAAAACCTCTTTGTCTTTTATCTACCTTGTTGTTTTAGAAACCTCGTTTTTTTCTTAACATATCTAATCTTTTTTGAATTGCGTGTCTCTGCTTGAGTAATGTATCCCTCATCTTTCCTGATGCCTTTTCTGCTTTATCTGATATTGCTTTTGATTTTTTATTTAGAGCGAATATCTGTTTGTCTAATGGAGAAGATTTAGTACTTCTATCAGGTAAAGGGTCACTTATAGGTGCATCTGATTTTTTCTTATACTTCTTACCAGCAAAACTATAATTTGCTTCAGTAACTCCTTCTTTGCCTGTGAGTTGTCTAATTTGCTGTTTAATCTTGTCCCTCTTCCTTCTTAAACCTGTTGCTGCATATGCATTTCCACCTGCTCCTGGTTCATTTTCTATTTGTGCTATCTTCAATCTTAATGGTTCTAATTGCTTTCTTAACATTTGGGCTTTCTTATTTTCTGCTTCACCCTCATTTTTAGCGGAATAGTTATTATCTACATAATTAAAAAATTCTTTTTTCTTATCATCGTCCAACTCATCAGGTGAAGATATACCAAATTTTTTCATGGCTGCTTGAAAGAATTCTTCATACTCACCTTCACGAACCATACCATTAAATTCTTCTCTTACTTCATCACTTTGAACTTCTCCACCATTTATTTCGTAATAACGACCAAGAATGTGTCCCATGTCCTCATATAAAGTAGACATTCTTTCTTGGAGAGATTGTGCTTCAGAAGCTACTTTTTTAAATTGTGAAGAGAGACCAGTTAATTCTTTCATATTACGATTTACGGTAATCTTATCGAACCAATCTTCAGTTTCTTGTAATGTGTGTTGTTTTGCTGTTTCAGCAAGTTTTGAAAGTTTAGAAGCTAATTCTTTTAAATTACCCTCACGATAAATTTCATTACCATAGGAATTATATTGTCCAATTTCTTGTACAAATTCCTTTACATTGATTTTAGGTTTTGAATCACCATACATATCCTCAACAATGTTAGTCAACTTAGTAGACTTTTGAGTTCTAAAACCCATATCTAAGTTGCTGAATGCTGGTCTTGAAACCACACCACCCATAGTTGTGATATCTTCACTTAATAAATCTTTTAATTTTTTTGACATTTTGTCTCTCCTAATTAGATATAAATATCTACTTTCTTAATTTTCCTTTCGGCATATATCTTCTGAATCCCTTACGAACTTTTCTCCATAACATTTTTATAAAAGGTCTTTCTCCCTCATGAGTTCTGTTCCAATTACCAGTTTCAATACCTCTTATGATGTCTAATGCATCATACTTACCACTCTTTACACCATCCATCATAATCTTTATTACTTGCTGTGATGCTTTACCTAAATGTTGTGACATCTTTTTGACATCAGCATCCATGTGTAATTTAGCTTCTGGATTACTATACTTAGGTGGAACATAATCCATATCCTCACCAAATCTTTTTACTCTTTTACCCCTAACATCTTTTAATCCACCTAATATTTCATCATCATCATCTTCATCGTCCCAATCAAGAGCATCTTTTGTAGATTTTTTAAAAGCTAGTGGTGTTTGATATCCTGGTACATAGGCTGTTGTTGAGGCTTCATCTTGAAACTTATCATCTAATCCATCTTTACCATCTAAGTAATTATATACAGATTGTAAATAATCCATAGACTTAGTTAACTTTGATTGTACCCAAGCTGGAAATTCAACCTCACCATCACCATCCTTATCAACATTTTGAATGATTTTATAAATCATCATAGCGTATTTTTGACTTCTCTCAAGTTGAGATTTAGCCATGGAGCCTTCGTGGTCTTTTTTCTCGTTTAGTAAATCTTTAAGTTTTAACATATATTATTTTAACTTTGTCCAATCTTGTGGATTAGAGTATCGTGATTTATAATACCATTGTTTTTCTTTGAGGTTATAAATGTAAGCGTATTCCTCACCACTATCAAATTTTACCTTGTCTCTATTACCCCAATTACTCGTCATGTTTCCCTTTTCACCTCTGTCTCTACCATAAAATACAGTTACATCTTTATCAGGTTTTTGAAATGAATGGTCTTTACTACCTTTTATTTTCTTACCGATTGTGGAAATTCCTGCTCTACCGAGTTTCAATAATTCTTTTGCTTTCATAGGATTGTTATAAAACTTTTTTAAATGTTTACCTGCCCATTCAGGATAACCATCGTAATGTCCGTAAGTGGATGTAATCTTACCATTAGGTTGTTCGATACCTACCAACCATCGAGTTCCTTCCGTAATGGTTTTCTTTTGATGAGCTTTCATTGTATCTTCAAGTGTAGGTAATGGTTCACCAAACTTTCTGTTCCAAACGGATTCTGTCATTAATTTTTTTAATTTAATCATTATCTTTTCCTAAATGTGGTTAGTAAACCAGTATATTGTTCAATCATATCATGTAATTGGTCTACATAAATTCCTTTTAACTTCTTGATTACTTTGAATTGATACTTGAATATTTTTCCAAATGTCAAGTTGTATAAATCTTTTCCTCTATCGATATCAATAATTATATGAGAAACTTTTTTTGGATTTCTTCCAATGTGTAGAATCAATCCGTCTTTACCTACACCTTTTGATTTTACACCCATCAACATTTCAAATTTTCTTCCACCCAATTGTCTCATTATTTCTTGAGCTTGAGATTTGGAAACGGATTCCACCAAATTTACGGATTCATCTAAATCACCTTTCTTAAAATCTTTTAGGTTCTTTACCACTTGTGAACTACCAACTTTACCTATATGAAAACCACCAGCTCTAATTCCTAACTCAATTTCTCCCACTCTACTAATGTATACTGGTATAACGGCAGAACCTCTTTTTACTTTACCTTGACCAGGCATATCTACTTTGTTGTCGGATTTAACCGTATAGAATCCACCCCAAGCACCATTATGAAAACTTTGTTTCATACGGTTAAATTTTATTACTTTTATTTTGGATTGTTTAAAAACTTTATCCATATACTTTTTAAATTCACTTTTAGGGTCAAAATACATTTCTTCATTTATGGATTCATTAGCTTGTTGAAGTGCATCTCTAACTTTGGAATGTAATGACATTCCTTTAAACATTCTCTCAATCTTCTTAACTGCTCCAGTCATATTACCACCCATTGATTGGGCTATCTTAACTGCCTTATCAACTTTTGATTTTGGAAACAGAGAATCAAGGAAATCTCCTTTCTTCTCATTTATAGATTCCTTAATTTTTTGTAGTATTTTTGGGTCTTCATCACCAAACATACTAATCAATGTATCTTGTATTTCACCTCGTGAGTATCTCATCTGTTTTAATTGTTGTTTAGAACTTGAGATAGCATTAAAAATAGGATTGTATCCCTTTTGTTTTAAAAGTTTTTTGACTTGTGGTCTCATCTTTGTGAGTTCATTTACAGATTCCATCTTTGCTAGATGACCCATTATTGTTGCCATTCTTGCTGGGGTTATACCTTTGTAGGTTTTTTTTATGTAATCATAGTATTTAAGTTTTTCTGTAGCATCTTCTTCAGTATCACCTTTACTAATCATATACTGTTTAACTTTATCCTTATTTTCCTCTAAGGATTCTTTCTTTAACCTACTCTTTTCAGCTCTACCTCTATTTTTAGATTGTGCTTCGAATCCCACTATCTTTCCCCCTTTGTGTGAGGCATCTTTACCATCACCATTTCCATAAGTCCCTTTCTTACGATTGTACTTATTTAATTCTGCTCTATATTTTTTAGCCTTTGGAGAAGATTGAAACTTCTTATATTCGTCTTTGTAATCTCTTTTGGCCTTTTCACTTAACTGAGATTGATTCTCAATATCACTATCATCATTTTCTGATAGTTCTTCCTTAACCATATTTACTATCCACTCTTTCATTCTTTTATTATAATCATCCATAGGTTCTTCCTCATGTTTCACCCAAACTGGGTGTTCTTCACCACTATATGGTCATGTGTGGTGAGTACTCATTATAATCCAATCATATCAGCTGCAACTACAAAGTTGGCTGTATCACCTTTTGATTTATCCAAAGGTATAATTCTTACTCTTTTAAATGTTTTCTTTAACATCATAGCTAATTTTTTTGCTTCCATCTTATCATCAAGGAAGTAACTTAGACTTCCACTACCAGTTGCCATATCTACTACAGATTTTATACCTAATGATTTAGCTAACTTGGTCATGATACCTGACATCTTATCGGATATAGCTTCTGCCTTAACACAATTTCTATATCTCTTACCAAACATAATTTTGGTTTTTCTTTTAGGATGAGTCTTGTACCCTTTTTGACAAGCCTCACACATACAACCTTTTTTTTCTTCTCTATAGGCTATTTTACCACTTTTAGCTTCTATACCAAACTTATGATTTGGAAATTTCTTTCTTATATCATCCATTTCTGCTGGTATTTCTTTTAAATTTTTTACGGATACTCGTTTTTTTATCTTATTATTCTTACTTACAATAATATCCCAAGGTCCTGCAGTTCCGTGTTTACGAATAGCTTTCATCATGTTAGAGGTTTTACTTTCCTTTACCCTTTTAGGTAAATCATCGTGGTCTGTTTTAGCGTATTTCTTAACGGACTTCTTACTCATTGACTTTGCTGCGTCCTTTACGGCCTTACTAACCTTACTGGCTGGTACTTCACCTTTCTTGTAGGCATGTACCAATCCCATAAACTTCTGTTGTTGTTGGGATTTAGCTGGCAACTTATAGTCCTTTTTTTACCAAACGAACATACTTCATTAACTCATTGGGTTCAATATCAAGATTAGATATTACTTGACCCATAATTGCTAATTTTTTCTTTCGGTTTAAATTACCTTTTTGTAAAGCGTCTATGAACTTTGCCATAAATCTTTTTATCTGTGATGGAATTGGTGCGTCAAAAGCGTCTTTTTCTTCTTCATTTAATTCTTCTTGAAGACGAAAAGTTCTCCACTTCTTCTCCATGTCCATTTGCTGTTTAGGATTCATTCCCATTTTTATTCTCCACTATGTTGGATTTCTGTTTCCAAAAATCTTTGTAATACACTTCTCTTATAAAGAGAACTTAAAATGTTTTTATGATTACCTTTTTTAGAGTCCTTGTAAACCTCATAGGTAATCCTTTCAATACTTTTCTGTAGTTGTTTTCTCGTCATCACACCATACCCTTGAATCTGTACTTTAGCATCTAATGGTGTTTCCACTCCTTTTTTTGGTGGAGTAAGTTTTGCCTCACGGACATTTCTTAATAATGACTTTAAACTAATCATTAACTTCTATCTTTACTACGATATTTCTTTAAAATTTTATCCCATACTTTATAAGAATTCTCTATGTCTTTTACTGCAGAATTGAGTTTCTTTCCTACTTTTTCCATATGTGAGTGAAATTCTTTTGTTACATTATCATAAAGACTTCTATTATTCCAATCATACATATCGGATTCTCTTGGGCCGTAATCATCAAATCTCTCTAACTGGTCAAATATTTTTCCCCAATCTCTATAATAATAGGACACATCATCTGATTTTTTAAACTGAGGTATTGAAGCCTCTTTAATCGATTCTTTAGAATCTTGGTGCTGTTTCATCACACTATCTAATGTGGGTAATGACTCACCAAATTCTCTTTTGAGATACTTACTTTCCTTTATTAAATCTTTTAATTTCATTAACCTTCTCTGATTATGTCGTTGATAATACTTTCGACTTTACAATATTCACCACAAGTTCTACCTGTCGGTATTTCATTTCCAACACTTTCTTTCATAGGGTATAAAAAGGCTCCATGTGTTGATGGATTTGATACGAAATCAAATGCTATCAATTCAAAGTCTTGTCCTACTTGTTGTCCATCACCTTCTTGCATCGGTTCAACCGAACCCATACCACGAGAACTAATACCAAGTTTGATTCCAGCCTTAAATAATTCTTTTAATATATTACCACTTGGTGTTCCCAAAACTTCAACGGTTCCAACCAAGTTATTACCTTCCCAATTCATTTCTGTAACATTATGGGATACATTCTGTAAATTTACTACAGAACTATCAGGATGGTCTAACTCACCTAAAGCCCTTTTTTGTACAACAAATTCTTTTGTGTACTTTTGACTTTCTCTTTCTAAAATTTCACGAGGATACACACGACCATTTTGGTTTTTTGCGTTAGCCCTTTGTAGTACACCATGAACTATTAATTTTCCACCATTTTGTGAAATGGATTCGTTTATCTGTTCAGGTGTTATTTCGAATGGTATATAATCTACTATTAAGTCTTTCATCAACTTTTCCTCATCATTATTTCATGCCTTAATTCTTGGAGTTTCTTAATCCAATTATCAAGACGATTAATTAAGTAATTCTTTGTTACATCTTTTTTATGTATCTCTGTATGCCACCTTTTCAACAAGGTGGAAATACCATACAAAGAGTCCATATAAGACTTTTTGTTTTCTTCAAACGACATGGGACTATCTTAGTTGACCGACCTTACCTGCTAACTTTACTAACCTCTCACTAATTTTTTTGAGTGCTTTATGTGTGTTTTTCCAATAATCCCTTGAATCAACATTTAATTCATTCTTTAATCTTAAATTCATATCGATTGTCTTTTCTAAATTTTTCAAACTATCACGAGATTCTCTCATTGCCATTCCAATTTTTTGTTTTGCTGTCAATGTGTCATCATTACGAAAATCATGATACTTACCTTCTTTTCTCAGTTTTGGGTCGTTGGCATGAAAATTGTCGGTGGATACGGTGGGATTTGTGTGTCCACCATCATATCCAGCTTTCTTTTTCTTTTTACCTTTTTTTCTTTTATCTGAGAATGCGAAGGGTGTTTTATAAGAATCGTTACCTACTGATGCGGTAGAAGTTGCCTCATCTAACTCCTGTTGAATGAGCCTTCTTATAAACTCTTCGAGTTTACTTTGAGCGGACATTGTCAAGCTCCTTAATGAGTTCATAATACCTCATTAGAGAAATAACTTGTTTGTCCTTGACGATACTACCTTTGGTAAGGTTATCCATTTGATTGATTGCCTCTTGGAGTTTTATTCTCGTTATATCATCATCAATTTTTGGTAGATGTGAATTTAAGGCATTTTGTATTGTTTTTACTTCATCATTGACAAACTCTCTTAGAGAATTGGTATTAGAGATATTATTTATATATTCTTTTAAGAGATTTTTTTGTGGAGTATTCAGAGTTTTATATTTTTTATTAAAATTATCAACCATTAATTGATATGATAATAATCTAAGGTCTTTATCTTGACCTTTAAATTCTTTTATGACTTCATTATCTGTCTTGATGCTTTTTGACATCTTTTTACCAGTAATGTGTTCTATAATAGTAAAATTACTATCCACTTCATCTAACGGATTTAATGATTCTATTGATTCTGATAAAAATAATTTGTAAATTGAAGCATGAACTTTATAATTTGGTATACGAGAACGGAAAAAATCTTCGGTCTTGTAAGTTTCACTTATAGACTTGATTAAATTATATTTTTCGTTTTTAAGTTTTTTACTGTTTACCTTAGAACGAGATTTTAAAACAGCCTCAATTAATCTCTGTGCTTTTGCAGTAGAGTTATAATTTGTCTTTACTAAAATTTGATAAAGTTGATTTTCTTTACCAATTTCAGTTTTTTCATTAAAATACCTTTTGAGCAAATCGATAGATTTACTTTTGGTGTCATCACTTATGATGTCTTGTGTAATTTGTCTTGATAACAGCTCGAAAAGAATACCTGTATTCTTAATTTTCGAGTGTTTAGCTCGTTTACTCATGTATATACTCCAATTCTCCGTATAATATCTCTTATATAAATATAAAAACTTCTAATAATTCGTTATTTAGAATCATCATTTAAAGAATTAACATCATCTGAATATTCTTTTTCAACATCCATCGTCTCTTCTAACAGTTTTCTATCATTTCTACTTAGTTTTTTTAAATCTTTTTTCATAGCATCATAGTGTGCAAGTGCTATACCATACTGCTTTCGTCTGTCATGACTACCTAATGGGTCTCTACCTCTAGCTCCACTATCTTTTCCGTACTTCCCACCTTCTTTTGGTCTTCCACCTATTTCTTTACCAGTCCTACCGATGTTTGGTTCTTCTCCATCCTCACCTTCAGGTGGAACATCTCCACCTACATCACCCATGTCATCCATTCCACCCATCATGGCTCCTTGTGTTCCCATGGCTTGACCACTTTGTACTGGGTCGTTACCCTCTTGTTCTATCTGGTCCCATCTAAACTTTCGTTTTTGGTCTGCTATTAATTCTAATCTCATTTGTTTCTTTTGTTCTTCAGTAAATTTGAATACATTATCATATACCCATTCAGTAGATGCCATTTTAGAATCAATCATAGATTGTCCAAGTTGTTGTTTAGAATTCCACAATTCAATTTTTTCTTCTTCATATATTTTAGATGGATTGGTTAAACCTAATTCAAAATTTACCAAATCCTCATCGGTATATCCTTGTGAGTATAAATGAACGATACCGATTTTTGTTAACTCAGAAATAAGAATTCTCTGTATTCTTTCAATCGTTCTAGCAAACCTTACATCTTCTGCTGCTAATGTTGCCTTACTACCAAGTGATTCTTCATATCCTAAGAAAGCCTTAGGAACTTTTAATGCTGCCATCAACTTGTTTCTCAAATATTCAATATCATCCGTAGCCTCATAGGTTAAACCTGGCAGTCCTTCTATCTGAGTACCACTATCTCCACCACGAACAGGTAGGAAAAAATCTTCTGTTAAGTTCTGTATATTATACCTTAAGTTGTAATCACCATCTTGGTCAATAACAGGAGCCTTTTTCATCTTGTTGATTATCTTTTGCATAAAGTTTTCAACTTCTGCTGGTGGTATGTTTCCAATATCAATCTTAAACACTCTCTTTTCAGGTGCTCTCATAATTCTATGGATTAACATAGCATCTTCCATAAGAGATAATTGTTTCCAAATCTTACGGGCTCCTTCAATCATACCCTTACCATAAGGTAAAAAGTTTGAATCACTTAGTAATCTAAAATGTGCTATTTCATAATTTTGAAATTCTTTTTCACTTCTTTGATTGGAGTGTCTATTATCTGCATCTTGTACATGAAAATTTACCATATAAGGTTCTGAAGGGTCTTGACCTTCAATTCTTGTAACATCATATGTGGAAAGTGGTACAACATTTGTTATACCATATTTATCCTTAATATCTAAGTAAAGATAAAAATCACCATACTTACATAAATTTCTTACCCATGGCCAAAGGTTAAACTCAACATTCAATATATCGTAATATAAATTATGTAAAATATCATAAATATTTTCATTATCGGATTGAATTGTTAAAACATCTCCGTACTCAGACCTCATAGTCGATTCGTCAGCGTAAATATCAAGAGCACTTGAGATAATAGCATCGTTATCCATTTCTTCATAGTCTCTAAACAATCCTATTTTTTGAGATTGAAATGTAATCTGTTGAGATTTACCATATCCACCAGTTGCTAAATTACTATATAATCTTGAATATCTATCTACGAGATTATCTTTAGACACCTGTTGTAATCTATTTGTATCAGCAATCTTTAATTTTCTTCCACCTGCATGTCTTACGATTACATTTGTGGAAAATAATCTTTTTAATCTTGCTCTTAATTTTGATTCGGCCATTTTATCCTCTTACTTTATTAACCAAGTTAGGTCTTCTTTTTTATCACCAACATCCATTGTCCAACCTTCTTTTTTATTTTCACTTGGTGTGTAGACTGCTTCGTAGTCTATCATTCTATTTAATACATCTTTTTGCAAAGCCATACCTTCGGCTCTAAGTCGAAGGGCTGTATCTCTTACCCATAGTCCGATAGCTAAACTCATGACAAGGTCATCATTGTATCCCTGCATTGCTTCGGCCCTATTATTGTTATATATAAATACAAACAACTCATCTATTAATCGTGAAGATTTAGCTATTACTGACTTTTCCCTAAAATATTCTTCTAATTTTGCTATTACTAATGGTCTTGTTTTAGATGTAGTACTAAAACCAGGTACCATTTGTCTATCTGAATTTCTATATCTATTTGTTACTTGCCTAGCAACATCTACATATTGTAAATCTTTACTTGTATAAAATAAATTATCGTATTGTCTATCTATTACTTGTTGAATTGCTGCCCAACCAATACTTGAATTCTCAATCACAAGTAGTGCGTTGTTGTATTCTTGAGCCACATTCATACATAAATTACCAAAATCTTTTGTAGATATTTTACCTTTATATTCTGCCACTTGTTCCATACTATCTACATCTATCACATGAAATGCAGAAAAATCTTGTCCATCACCTCTTGCTACATCAGCTGCTAAAACATAATCTTTAGTATAATTTGGAGATTTCCAAACCCACAAATTACTATCAAACCCTCTTTTTTCTAATGGTTCTTCTATATGTGTAGACTTATACTCTTCTAATATTCTTGGGTCAACCACACCTTGACCTGAGGTGATGAAGTCACAATCACACTCTTGTGCGGCCTCTGAAGGTCCTAAGAGTTTATCTTGTTCATCTCTCCACTCTTGTTTTCTATCAGGATGAACAGTCCAATGAAGTTTAATCATATTCCAATCATTACTTCCTTCTTCTGCTCCTACCCAAGTTCTATGAAACCAATTTCCAACACCATTTGGTGTGGATAGTGCTATACATTGACCACCAGTAGATAATGTACTTTGTGCAGCAGTCCATATTGTATCAATCTTATCGATGAATGCTGCCTCATCAATGACGAGTAGAGATAGTGCCTCTGAACGACCTGCGTCCTCAGTACTTGATATCGCCT